ATGAGAAAAATCCTGCCTTTAATTACGTTGATGCTTCTATTGGTTTATAGTTGCGACGAAACGGGAATTGACACATCTACACTTCAATTACACGTCTCGCCCGATACATTGTACATTGCCGATTCAGATGAATTCAAGGAAGTGTATTTGTCGGTACAACCAAATTACAAAGTTAACTATCGTATCACACAACTGCCTGCCTGGCTGAAAATTGACAGTGCGGCCATGAAGGGAACCATTGAAAAAGGCATTTATCCCATACGTATTACTCCGCTGAAAGAAGGACTCGAAGGAGTGTACACGGGTAATATTTCGCTGATTACCGATATGGCGGGTGCATTGGAAATAAAGGCAATCATGTCGGTGGCCGGACATCCAACCCTGAGCATCTCGAATCAATCCATTGATTTCGGAACCGACTCCACGATCAAAATAATTGGAATAAAAAACACCGGAACTGGAATGTTGAACTGGAAGGCCGAAAAGCAGGCCAACTGGCTTACAGTGATGCCAGCACAGGGCACCTTATTAAAAGGTCAGACGGCCATAGTGACCGTTATTTGCTCACGCGCAAAGATGGATATGAACACCTACACCAGCGAACTTCAAATAAAATCGAATGCCGAGAATCAGTACAGCAATATTGGTATATCGATGACAGTACCCCGTATTTCGGGTATTGCCCTATCAACCCCTTCACTAACTTACAATTTTTCGGAAAACGAAAAGAGCATCTACCTTATAAATACCGGAAATTCGGGCATGTCGTGGAGCATGGAACCGTCAACCTACATCATCTCCAACCATACTACCGGTGAACTGGCGAAGGGCGACTCGGTACGATTGACCTTAAGCCTCGATCGCGGCAAATTATCCAACGGCTCCCATTATTCGAAGATTTACGTTCGCAACGATTCGAACAAAAAAGACTCGTTGGCCGTAACCGTGAATCATTTTGCCGAGCATAAGTTAATGCTGGGTTCAAATGTAGTGGATGCTGAGTTTTCGCGAGCAGCTAATGCTATTGTATATGTTACGTCGTCGCCGTCAAATGCATTGGTAATCATGAATCCGGAGACAAAAGAACGAAAAACAGTGGCTATCAACAAAACTCCAACCTCGGTAGCCGTTAATACTGCCGGAACCAAGGTATTGATTGGCCATACAGGAATGGTGACTTATGTTGATGTAGCCGGTCTTACCATCGAAAAAGAATATTCGGTTGAATGTGATGCAATCGATGTAGTGCTTACTTCAGCAGGCTGGGGTTATATGTTTCCGCGACGCGATCAGTGGGAAGCCATATACGGAATAAATTTACTAACCGGTGCTAAAGCCAATTCGCACGACTGGATGATCTATGCCGGTATGATTGGCAAACTTCATCCCTCTGAAAAATACATTTATGGAGCTGACAACGGAGTATCGCCCGACGATATCGAAAAATTCGATGTACAGAAGGGAGCCGCCTTTAGCATCAAAGACTCCCCTTATCATGGCGATTATCCGTTCGGAGGAAATTTGTGGTTCTCGGAAGATGGAGATCGCATTTACACCCGTTCAAAAACCATTTTAAGAGCCAGCGAAGTATCATCAGAAGACATGACCTACAACGGCACTATTTCGCTAACCAATCAAATTCAGTCGCTATTTCATTCGAAAACTGCCGACCGTTTGTACATCCTTACCGGCTACAACAGCTGGACCTCGACGCAAGGCGACCCCGATTTACACGTTTTCAACAATTCGTACCTCAATTACATGGGCAAATACACTCTTGAACAATACATGGTAAACAACAAGCTCTACAATGCCGAAGGTAAGTTTGTATTTGCCAGTGCCAACGGCAAACGAATTTACGTACTCACCAAAGCTCAGGCTAATTCAGGCTTACAATACGACTGGGCCTTTGAACAACTGGACTTGAAATACTAACAAAAAAACGAGCCCCTTACGATGTATCGTAAGGGGCTCATTTAAAAGTGACCACGATAGGACTACAAGGATGATATTAATAGATTTTTCGAGATTTCTGATAATATCATAAATGACTGATTATAATTAGTTTAACCATTTATCTTCATCAATTGAATTCAACTGGAATCATTTACTCTAACATTTGGTTGACATTTGGTTGACATTTTTGTTGACAGAATGTATTACCTTTGTATTTAGTATTAAGATTTCAAATTTAATTGATGTTATGGCTACGATTGTTTTTAGTCTTTCAAAACGGGTCGATGATTTAGACAATGCAGAAATACTTATTCGGTTTTGTGCAAGCAGAGAAAATATTTATCGAGCAAAATCGGGAATTTTCGTTCCAACAAATAGGTGGTCAAAAAAGAACACCATTACAATCCCTAAAATAGAAACACCCGAAAGAAAAAAGCTAATTGAAACAGAAAAAAAACTCAATGAGTTAAAAACATTCATTCTGGAAAGATTTGAGGTTTCAGATAAAAAAACTATTTCTAAAAATTGGTTGGTTAAAACCATCGATGAATTTCATAACCCAATAATTGAAGAGGTAGAAACTACTAACTTCTTTAAGACTTTCGACAGATACATTGAAAAGAAACAATTCTCCCAAGGTCGACAACGAGCTGTTGATGTAGTATATCGTATGTTGAAGCGATACGAATTACATCTTCAAAAATCTAACAAACATTTTTCACTCACTTTCGAATATTTCACTTCAGACACACTTTTTGAGTTTGAGAAATATTTGCGTAACGAACAAGAGTATCTAAAGGGCGACAAAGATATCATTAAGAATATAGCAAAATCAAGAATACCAAAATTAAGAGGAAGTAATACAATCAGCACTAAACTCAGGATGCTAAGATCATTCTTTATATGGTGTAAAAGTGAGGGTATCATTGAAACCTCTCCCTTTGAAAAATATAAAGTAATTTCAGAAGTGTATGGCACACCCTATTACATTACCATAGAGGAACGTAATAAAATTTACAATCACGATTTCTCAAAACACAAAGAATTACGCATTCAAAGAGACATTTTTATATTCCAGTGCCATATTGGATGTAGGGTTGGCGATTTAATGAAGCTCAAGAAACAAAATGTAATCAACGGTGCGATAGAGTATATTGCCAGTAAAACTAAAGAAGGCAATCCAATAACAGTCAGAGTACCATTAAATGCAACTGCATTAGAAATTATCAATCGTTATGCTGAACATATTGGAGACTCTCTCCTACCCTTTTCATCAGAAATAGAATACAATCTTGCAATTAAGAAAGTATTTACTATGGCCAAAATAACAAGACATGTAACACGAATCAATCCCTTAACACGAGAGCCAGAGCAAGTTCCTATAAACACAATTGCTTCTTCACATTTGGCACGTCGTACTTTTATCGGTAATTTGTACAAACAAGTGAAGGACCCAAACCTGGTAGGCAGTATGTCAGGTCACAAAGAGGGTAGTAAAGCATTTGCCCGCTATCGTGATATCGATGATGAAATTAAAACTGACTTGGTGAACCTGCTATTGTAGGTTCACCGCAGTGTTTTGTTCTTATAAGTGATATGGATATGTCCCGGAACAAACATTTCGCCTTCTCCGGTCAATAGCCATTCAGAGGAAACGCCATAGTCGTTAATCAGGTGGGATAACCAAACCATTTGCATGATATCCCTTTCAGGATTTTTTCGGAGCTGGTACAAATTCCGCCTGTTGATTGAATAACGATCAGTAAATGTTTTCTCTCCTCTGATTACTTTGATCGCTTTTAAAGTGTCAATGGCTTTGAAAAAACGAATTGCGATTTCAGCATTATTCATTGATGTATGAGTTTTGAAGTTGATACAATTCCTCTAAATATTCTCCCAGGCTTGCATCTTCTTTGCCGGCCTGAACAAATGACCTGTCAATATTGATTTGGGTTGCCTGAATTTCCTTAATGAAATCTTCTGCTGTTAAATTTTTTGCCACTGCTTTCTTGTAGAGTTCCAGCAGTTGTTTTAGTTGTTCATTGCTCATAAAAATCTATTTATTGTATTTTCAGTTTCAATTCAGTTGTTGTTGACATTAACTGAGTTTATGTGCACATTAACTCTATTTTATCAGCAAATTTTAAGGTTAATGTAAACATTTATCCGGTTAATGTATACATTAATCGAGTTATGTTTTCTTTATATATATAAGAGTATTATATATGTATATATATAATATTTACTTTGGACTTTTCTGTAGTACATTAATCCGATTAATGTTGACATTAACTGAGTTTATGTACACATTAATTAGGTTTATGTTGACATAATGTATCTATCAATACATTACAAATATATTTGTAGTACATATAAGTAATTTATATTGAAATTATTTGTCAGAACTTCTATTTTGTAGCTGCTCTATTTTGTTTTGGCATAACTCAATCATCGAAAGTAGCCTACTGATTTGCGCATCTTTTTCTTTTATCCTTTGCAGCTGCTCAGCGATGATATTCAATAGATTCTTATCTTCAGTATCATCCGTAATAATAATTTCTTTCTCAATTTTATCGGATGTATCGACCTGAATATCGGGGAATCGCTCTTTAAGTCTTTCAAAAACTTCATGTGAAATTTCATACCGGCCACGTTCAATTGATGAAATATATGGCTGCTTTACGCCCAATATGTCGGCCAGTTCACTTTGCTTGAGATGCTTCTCGTCTCTTAGTTTGCGAAGATCAAGTTCCATTGTTAAATAAATTTAATCAGGATAAACATATAAGTAAACCATAGGAATATATTTAAATATATTAGTAAGTTTGCAAATATAATAATTCATATATGCAAATATATAAATATATATATAAGTAACAAAGTATTAATCTAAAAAGTTTTATTGTTATGAATTTGTCGAACTTCTATTACAATTTGCCTGAAAGAAGTGCTCCAAAGAGCGAATTTATCAGAACGGTAGCCCGACGATGTAACGTAGGTGAGCCAACGGTAAGAATGTGGGTTAAAGGGAAATGCAAGCCCAGCACGAGTGAACATTTGAGAGTGTTGTCTGAGGAAACCGGAATTAACATCAACGATTTATTTTAATGGACACGGTTTTTAATTTTTGTACGGAGCATAATACGACCAATCGGATGATGACGCAGAAATTAGAACAATTTACCATCATTACTGATTGGCAGCGTAAAAGCATCAAAGTTTTCAAAGGGAACGATTTAGTCCAGTCGATAAATTTCGGAGAAATCTACTTTACGATTGGCGATTTTGAAATTTTATTGAGAAACGTAGAACTTAGTGCTAATCATTTAAAGGTATTCAATGATGCTTGACCCAAACACTCCAATCTGGCAATTAACCGTTGGTCAGTTTATCGAATTAGTCGAAAGCCAACAGCCAAAGATTGAATCATATACAGCTCCTGAAAAGGAAGAGTTTTTAAACACCGATGAAGCCTGCCAGTATTTGAAAATCAGCAAAGCTACATTATTCAGATGGCGAAAGGTCGGATATCTCAAATCGGATAAGGTAGGCGGAATTCTCCGGTTTCGAAAAAGTCAATTAGATTCCATACTAACATCAAATCAATAATCATATGTTTGGATTAGTTTTTACAAGTAAAAAACGGCTTAATCAGCTGTTAATCACAAATGAACAATACAAATCAATGTGTGATGAACTTAACAGCGAAATTGAAGCGCTAAAAGAGGAATTATTCAAGTACAAGCCATCCAAGGGGAAGAACGGACGATTTATAAAAAAGAGAAAATCATGAGATTAGAATTGAAACAACTTAACATTACCCGCTTCAGGGGACTTCAAAACATTTCATTTAGTTTTGATGAACCTGAAATGTGGATATACGGAAAAAACGGCTCCGGAAAGACATCGCTATTTGATTCGTTCATTTGGTGTCTGTTTGGAAAAGATCACCTCGGAAGAGCTGACCATGAAATCAAACCTTACGACAACAATGGTGAAATTATTCCAAAGTCTGATGTTGAAGTCGAAGTAATTATTACCGTGGACGGAGAAAAACGTAAACTTCGTCGATGCTATCGGGAAGTTTGGGTAAAACCAAAAACAGAAATTATTGAGGTTTCTAAGGGACATACAACTGAATACTACATTGATGAGGTTAAGGTGGCCAAGTCCCGCTATGACAATCTAGTATCAACAATGTGTGATGATGTTGTTTTTAAAATCATTACCAATCCACTTTATTTCACCAGTCTGAAGCCTGACGAACAACGAAAAATCTTGTTCTCGATGGTAAGTATTACTGATGATGAAATTGCCGAAGGGAACGGAGATTTTAAAAAGTTGCTTTCTGATCTGACTGGCATAACTATCGATGAATACAAAAAGTCGATAAATGCACAGAAAGCACGTATTAAACCTGAGTTAACAGGACTTCCTGAAAGAATAGCCGGACTTAAAGAAGGTATGCCTGAAATGCCGGATGAAGCACAAATTTCTTCGGAAATTTCTATGAAGCAGGCACGGATTGATGAGATTGAACATGCGCTGAACGATGCAGCAACTAACGCTGAAAATCAAAACAAGGTTCGCATGTCGATTCAATCTGAAATCAACAAACTTGAACTTCAACAGCAGGAGATTCGCTACCAGCATACATCAAAGCTGAATGAGCTAAAAGCTGAAATTCGCTCTCAGATTGCTGAAGTAGAGTTCAAAATCACCAATGCAAAGAAACAGGCTGAACTGGTGGCTAATCGTCGTATTGCTCTTGAAGCTGAGAAGGGTGCATATGAAACAAAACTTCAGGGATTGCGCGAAAAGTGGAAAACTATTAAGGCTGAAGAATTGATCTTTGATGAGCATGCATTCAAGTGCCCAACCTGTGAACGATTGCTTGAAGCTGCTGATATTGAAGCAAAGCAGCAGGAGTTGACCGCTAAATTCAACACCTCAAAAACTCAACGTTTGGAAGCCAATAAAACTGAAGGACTAGCCGTGGTTGAACGTTTGAAGTCAATCACCGAAGAACTTGAACAGCTAAAAGATGGTGAAAAGCAAGAATTTTTTATCGGTACCCGGTTAGACTCACTTAAAAGTCAGTTAACTGCTTTGGACCATAAAAACAACGAATTTGAAAAGTTGAATCAATACATCGAAAACTCAAAACAGATTGAAAGACTTAAATCTCAACTTTCGACTGTGTCGAATACAACAGATAATTCTCAATTAATAAACGAAAAACGCCAGCTTACAAGTGAGCTTGACGAACTTAAATCAAAGGTAGCTCTGAAGGATGTTATCAACAATACTAAAACTCGCATAGCTCAACTTGAAGAAAGGATAACAATTTTAAATCAGGAGCTTGCATCATTGGAAAGAATGGAATTTATTGCCAAAAAGTTTGAGTTTGAAAAGAATTCACGCTACGAGGAGAAAATTAATCAGATGTTCCGGTTTGTTAAGTTCCGACTTTTCAAAACTCAGGTGGATGGCCAAATTATTCCTGTCTTTGAATGTATGGTTGATGGTGTTCCTTTCTCAATCTTAAACAACGCAATGCAAATTGCAGCCGGGCTGGACATTATACACGCAATTTCCAACAAGCAGGGAGTAAGCGCTCCCATTTGGATTGATAACCGTGAGAGTGTTACTGAAATCCCCAAAATAAACACGCAAATAATCAATCTTGTAGTTGATCCGAATTATTCCAAACTACAACAAGTTCATACAGAATCGTTTGAATTGAAAACAGCATAAAAAAAATTACTCAAAAAGTGCTTATGACATAAGCACTTTTAATAGCAAACTATAATTTATAAATTGAAATTTATGGATAACACAACAAAGACTCCCGTTAGACGAGTAGACATTCTGAAGAAAACATTAGGCAGTGAGAGTGTACAGGAGCAATTTAAAAATGCACTTGGGACCAACAGTAACAGCTTTATCGCCAGTATCATCGACCTTTTTACCGGAGACCCTGCTCTTCAATCATGCGACCCAAATCTTGTAGTAGCTCAGGCACTAAAAGCAGCAGTGCTGAAACTTCCACTTACCAAAGCACTCGGATTTGCTTACATCGTTGTGTATAACAATTCAGTGAGGATGCCGGATGGTTCATGGCAAAAAGTCCCGGTGCCTACTTTCATACCCGGCTACAGGGGTTACATTCAATTGGCAATGCGAACCGGACAGTACCGAATTTTGAATGCAGATGTGGTATACGAAGGAGAACTTCGAAGGGTTAGCAAACTTACTGGTGAAATCGCTTTGGATGGTGAAAAGAAGTCCGACAAAATCGAAGGATATTTCGCGCATTTCGAGCTTCTCAACGGATATTCCAAAACACTCTATATGTCGGTTGAAAAGATGGCAAAACATGCCAAACAATACTCACCCGGCCTTAAAAATTCAAAGGATGTAACTCTAGAAAGTTTGAAGATTTTAGCTAATTCCGCTCAAAGTACCGACAAGGTTGGTTGGCAAGGTAACTTTACTGAAATGGCACTTAAAACCTGCATGCGAAACTTACTTGGAAAGTGGGGTTATCTATCAGTTGAAATGCAAAACGCCTTTACAATGGATACAGATGAAGCACAGGAATCACGGGATAATGCACTGGCGGAAATTCGACCAAAGCATATCAATATTGAGGATGTTCCATTTGAAGAAGATAAAGCAGAAAAAACAGAGGAAGGGCCGGGATATTAAAAAAAAGAAAGTGTAATGGAAATAAACTTCAATAACCTACGCATTCATGCATGTAAAGCATATGATGAGCTTTGTTCAAAATTGAACAACCAAATCAGTGATGGCAAAATTGAAATTTCAGCCTCTTACATACAAAAGGAGATGGATTTGATGCGTGAGTTAATCAGTGCAATAGCAATGTGCTACGAGAGCGGGAACTCAAACGTGACCGATGTATATAGTGAGCTATACGGTGAAGAAGGAACAATTAAAATTTACAATGAAAATATTTAGAATATATGACAGCACACACACCAGGGCCTTGGTTACTTGTTGAACAAGGCGATGCAAACGAATACGTTATCGTAACACCTGACAAAAAAGAATGGGTTGTTGCTTTTCGCTTAAATCCCGGCTATCCGGTTTATACACAGGAGAAAGCAAATGCCAAACTAATTTCTGTAGCCCCTGAATTATTGGAGTCCTTGGAGCAATGCGTAGCAGCAATGAAAGTGGTCACATCATCTGCAATTTTTATCATTTATTGAACGGGCTGAGTCTGTAATTAAAAAAGCAAAAACATGAATCTGACAGTATTAGGTAGCTGTAGCCGTGGCAATGGATATATAATTCAGGATGAGAATGAGGCCCTTATCATCGAAGCAGGAGTAAGCTTAGCGAAAGCTAAGCAAGCTCTTGATTTCAACATTTCAAAAGTAGCAGGAGTTCTGATCTCTCATAGTCACGGAGACCATGCAAAATATGGCAGAGACTATCAAAAGACTTTCAATATCTTCACTCATTCACATGTCATAGAAGCTCATGGTTTGGTTGAAGCTGCTGAAATTCAGGCTGATAAAAAATTCAAGGTTGGAAATTTCAAAGTATATCCGATTCAGGCACATCATGATGTACCCTGCTATGCTTTTCATATTTCTCACCCAAAAATCGGAAACCTGCTATTCGTGACTGACAGTTTTATGTTTGACTATAGTTTGAACAACCTGAATCACGTGATGATTGAGTGCAACTATGTTGATGAAATAATCAATTGCAATGTGGAAAATAACATTATTCATCCTAAAGTAAGAGACCGGGTTTTAATGTCTCACATGGAGCTACAAACGACCATCAGGACATTATCCTATCAGGACTTAACAAAGGTGGATAACATCGTTTTACTGCATCTTTCGGGAGATAATTCAGACCCTGATCTGATGAAGAATACAGTTACCAAACAGTTTGGAAGGCCCGTTGCCATTGCAAAGCCCGGGCTTACATTATCAATATCAATCAATCCTTATTGATGAATCAAAATCATGAGACTATTTGTAAAAAATACACCACAGGGATTAATGCCTATGTACGATGATGATTATGACGCAAAGAAACGCTTGAAACTGAACGAAGTTTACCGTGTGGACATTGTCAAGGCCAGAAACATCGACTTTCACCGTAAATACTTTGCTCTTATCAATGTAGGCTGGGAATATCTTAACGAGGAGCAAACCAAATTTTTCAAATACGATAGAGAAGGTTTCCGAAAATGCGTCCAGATAGCCGCAGGATATTACAACCTCACTTATTCCATCAAGCGTAAGGAATGGGTGGAGGAATCCGTGAGTATTTCTTTTGAAAAGATGGATGACCTCGAATTTCACGACTTATACAACAAAGTCAGGGATGTGATTTTCTCACTAATCGAAGAGAATGTTTCGGAAGATGAGTTTCTATACAATCTTGCTGACTTTTAATTACAAAGGATATGGCACGACCAATTAAAACAGGATTAGATTATTTTGCTTTAGATGTTAATCCGGACTCAAAGTTAGAGTTGCTGGAAGCAAAGCATGGTTTGGTAGGTTTTGCCATTGTGGTGAAGTTGTATCAGCTTATATACAGAACTGGATATTACATCGACTGGAACGATGATATGCTGTTACTGTTCAAAAAGAATGTAAACGTAGATATGGAGCTTATTCAATGTGTGATTGACGACTGTCTTAGATACGCCATTTTCGACAGGGATTTATTTACACTGTATGGAATCCTCACCAGCTCAGGAATCCAAAAAAGATACTTTTCAGCTTGTGAACGAAGGAAGTCAATTCAAGCTGATCATCGATTTATTATTGTTGACATAAACCAGTTTAATGTAAACATCAAATGGATTAATGTTAGCAATAATAGGGTTAATGTTGACAATAACTCAGTAAATGTTGACAATAATTCTGTAATGAATAAACCAAAAACAAAGCGTTTACAGCTGGAATTTGATCTTTCCGGATTTGATATTAACTTCCAACCTATCATTGCTGATTGGCTTACCTACAAGAAGAGTCGAAAGGAAACATATAAGTCGATTAAATCAGTACAAGCTTTTGCTGAAAAACTCATAGAGCTTTCCGATTCAGACCCATCGACAGCCAGTCAAATATGTAAACAATCAATGGCCAACAACTGGGCCGGAATTTTTCAACTAAAGAACAATGAAAACAGTAGGAGAAATAATACAGAGACCCGCAAGCAGCGTATTGCAGAAGAAGCAGCCCGAATCTCAGGAACTTGCTGAAATCAGAAAGCAGTTCGGGCAGTCCTACATGGAATTTGCAGTTCGTTTCAATCCTAAGATTCAGACAGCAATTCTTTCTAATAATGCTGATGTGGTTAAATGCCACCACTATCCGTATCCATCACTGGCAAAGGTTGCGAAGGCTTATTCAGATATGGCACCAATCAACTGGTTGAAAATTCAGTTTGACAATCTTTGTGACTATGTTGGAGTGAGAGAAAAGATGTCGGATTACCAGCTGGATGAGATTTCGACATTATTCTACTACGATTGCTATTATTTGAACATTGCCGAAGTTGCTCTTTTCATGGCCAAAATAAAGCTCGGGCATTACGGCGAGTTTTATGGAACTGTTGATCCGCTTAAAATCATGACAGCAAAGAATCAGTTTCTTTCCGAACGGCAACGGGAGTTACGAAAGCATGAGGAACAGCAGGAGGCGGAACAACGGGAAAGAATACGGGCAGTTTGGGCTGCCAATGCCGTTTCTTACGAAACCTACAAGGCAATGAAGCGCAAAAAGCTACGACAGAAGCTCAGGAATCTAAAGAAGTTAAGTAGAATTCGAATAAAACGAAAATGTGATGATGAACATGAATTACAAGGACTTATCTGAAATGACAATCATAGAGCATTGTCGCAGATTAAAGGAACTCAAAGGTGATTTGGCTGCCAGAAGTCAATTCATCTTCAATTGGAAACAATACAAACAAAAACTAAAAAATAAGTTATGCTAAAGTTAACAGTTATAGGTCATTTGGGACAGGATGCAGTCCTGAAAACATTTGGAACAGCAAATTTCATTTCATTTTCGGTGGCTCACACCGACAAATACAAAGACAGCCAGGGAGTAGAACACGAGAAAACTCAATGGGTATCCTGTTTGAGACGTGTTGGTGAAAATTCATCACTCATAGCCTATCTAAAAAAAGGAACAAAGGTCTATGTTGAAGGTCGCTTTACGGCCAAGTTATTTGAAAGTCAGGCTAGCAATTTACCTCAAATAGCACTCAATCTTGATGTCAGCTATCTGGAACTTCTTAGTGTCAAGTCGGAACCCTCTCAACCTATTCAGGCTTCAATGAGTCCGGAGTCATTTGGAGAACCAAGAAGAGTTTCCATGGGAGAACCTGCAATTGATAATGATAACGGATTCCCTTTCTAATGTATGTGGTGGAATAGACAAAAAAAGACATCACCCACCACCCCAAGAAGTAGAAAGATAGCACGATTAGACAGAATTTTCAGTCAGTATATCCGTCGTCGGGACTGCGGTTTCGCCTACGGATACTGCATAAGCTGTGGTCGGGTTATTTACTACAATAAATGCGATGCCGGACATTACATCAATCGACGCCATATGGCAACCCGATACGATGAGATGAACGTCAATGCTCAGTGCATTCAGTGCAACAGGTTTACAGAAGGAAACATTCAGGGGTACAGACGTGGGTTGATTGAAAAGGTGGGTGAGAAGAACGTCGAAATGCTAGAAATAAAACGTTTCAACTCCTGTAAACTGACTGATGCAGAGCTGGATATGTTGATAGATTTGTTCAAGAAAAAATTAGAAACATTAGAGAAAAATCAAGTTTTTTTATAATAAAAGTGCTTATCACATAAGCATTTATTTGTATATTTATATTCGTTTTGTAGTATGGAAAACAAGCTAAAAATTGTGTACAAGGATATCGATTCATTAATCGAACCTACATACAACCCCCGTAAGATAACGGCTAAGCAACGGGAGGACATTAAAAAATCACTTCAAACGTTTGGCTTTGTTCAGCCATTGGTGGTGAACATTCATCCCGACAGGTTGAATATCGTTGTTGGTGGTAACCAACGCCTGAAAATCGCTAAGGCTATGGGATACACCGAAGCTCCGTGTATTGAAGTATATCTTGATGAACAAGGGGAAAAGGAGTTGAACCTTCGTCTTAATAAAAATCAGGCTGAATTCGACTTCGAGATGCTTAACGAGTTCTTCGATAAGAAATTCCTTTTTGAAGTAGGTTTCACCGACAAGGAGATAGGCAAAATCCAAAGTGAGTTTGAGGAAAAGTTCAAAGCCATCACCAACGACAATGCTGAAATGCCGATAGTTCAGCAGTTCAATGAGAAGTACTCAACTATCATGATTTTTTGTGATAACGAAATGGACTTAAACTGGCTGAGGAATGTGCTTAAACTTCAGAAAATGAAGGATTACAAAAACTCTAAGATTGGAGAAGCACACGTACTTACTGTTCAACGTTTTCAGGAGATTTGGGAGGAGGTAACAAATGTCAATTAAAATAGTGTGCCCATCAAAAGGAAGGGCAAATAATGTTCGGACTACCCAACTAATTCCATCTCTCACTCTTATAGTTCCTGCAGGAGAGGTGGAAGACTACAAGGCTCACAATCCTAACACGGAAGTTGTGGGTGTTCCTTCGCATATACGTGGGATTACTCATACACGGCAATGGATTTTGGATAACTGGGCCAGTGAGGATGTGTTTATGATTGATGATGATGTGGTATCGGTAAGAAAGAACTACTTCTATGGAGAAGGTTCCGGATCTATCGATGACCCTGAAACAATACTTGAAATCATCAATCAAACCGCTTTTATCTCAAAGCAAATCAATTCAAGGGTTTTCTCATTCTCCAAAATCAGGAATCCACTTGAATACAATGCTTTTTCACCCATAGTACATACTGGTTATATGAATGCTTCTTTCTGTGGTTTCATCAGGGGGCACGGTCTGGCATACGACCTGAATCTTTCAGAAGGTGAAGACCATTACATTTCCTGTCTCACTATCTACATGCACCGATATTGTCTTATCGACAATCGGTATTCATTTGTTACTGATGGAAACTTCACCGCTTTGGGAGGATGTAATGATTATCGCACCCGTGAGAGCATGATAAGAAACACACTCTACCTACGGCAAAAGTTTGGAGAAGCTATCCAGTACAAGGAACCAACAGCTCTTAAACAGAATGTAAACATCGGAGAACGCTCACTTAAATTTCCCTATTGAAAATGGATACAAAAGAAAGGATTAATGTTTCCAAAGAAACAATCGAAAATATTCTAACAATTATTCGATCTATTGACCATGTAAGGCGCTATCAGCTTATCAAGCGGTACTGTTACGGTAAGGTGCTGGATGCTGCTTGTGGAAATGGTTATGGTAGCTATCTGCTTTCCAATAATCCGGATATTACAGAAGTAGTTGGAGTTGATATTTCTAATCAGGCAATACAACATGCTGAAAAGGAATTTCAACGGCCTAATGTCCGGTATATTCATCAGCCGATTTCAGAACTGAATGAATCGTGTGATACCTTCGTTAGTCTGGAAACCATCGAGCATTTGCAGGATGCAGAAGAATTGGTCAGGGTGGTTAATCGGTGCAAGCCGAACATATTGATCGTGTCTTTCCCGGAAAAGAAAAGCACCCACTTCAACGAGTATCACTTTCATGATTTCAAAAAACAGGATTTAATCAACATGTTTGATGGTTTTGCCTGCTTGAGGACAATCATGGAAAGTGATGTGTGTATACTCGTATTTGTGAAAATTGACAGTTCAGTACCAACTCATATTTTTAAGTAGAATGAGAATGCTAATCGTAATGCCCTCCAAACAAAGGGCATATTCACTAAAAACCACCAAATGGCTGCTTCAGTGCAAACTGCCTGAGAATGTAGAGTTCAAATGCTTTTGTGAACCACAGGAAGCAATTCACTATAAAACAGCATTAGGAAAACATAATGTGGTTGTACTCCAACAAAACGATATGGGTTTGGGGTATGCTTTGCAATCGGCTCATCTGTATACAAAGGAGAATGGTTTTGATTTGTGCTTTCACATCGATGATGATGTTAACGGATTTATAGACCACAAAGCAAAGCAAATCTACCGGATTGAAGTTTTTGAATCAATCATCCGAAATATTCCTCCCAAATTTGAATCAGAGCCAAAGCTCGGGCTTGTCCGTTTTATGAGTGCCCGGGGGTTCTACTTCTACAAAAACATGATGCATGAGTATCTGTTCAAAAATCAGGGAGCCTGGGGTTGCTACATCACACGTGTAACTCCGGAATACTACCGATCTGAAATTTCCAACTATTCGGATACTGCTGCACAGCTTTATTTTTGGCGGGATGGATACTTTACGCTCACTTATGGCCTTGCCGGTATAAACGTAGATGTGTATTCAAATGCTGGAGGATGCCAATCAAGAGACAGACTTCAGGACGCAAAGGATGCCATTGTTGAAATTAACAAGGACTTCCCAGGTGTGTTTATGAAGCCTGCTTCCAATAGTGTCGGTTATGATATTGACATCTCAAAATATAAGTTGCCCGACGAGAAATTATTTTGTTAAACATTTGTATATCATATATTTATACAGTAAGTTTATATGTAATTTATATATCAGTACTATATGGAGCAAGTAACGACATTAAACGGATACGACCTGTTCGAGGTTGTTTCCGCATTTCAGAAAGAAATCAGAAGGTGCAACGAAGAAGGAGCCATGTATTGGGGTGTTGAGCTATACGAAAGTGGTTTTATACCCTATGCATGGAAGCGAATGTTTATCATCTCAACCGAGGATATTGGTCTGGCCAATCCGATGGCAACGGTAATCCTGAATTCTCTTTACTGGCAGTACGAAAAACTATCATCCAACAAGGGAGACAAGAAGAAGCAGGAGCGATTGCCCTATGTGCAGGCGATTCTGTTTTTGGTAAATTCACCCAAAAGCAGGCATACCGACTGGGCGTTGAACTACTACTTTGATTCTCACCTTTTCATTGATAGGAAGATGAAACCGATTCCGGATTATGCTTTGGATATCCACACACGAAGGGGCAAAATCAAAGGTAAAACCATCGATGACTTTTTCACTGAAGGTAGTTTGGTCGGAAACCATCAGGTGCAACCCAATGAGATTGATTACCGTAATGCTTGCCGGACACGATGGAATGATAAGGGGTGGTTGGAAGCCGCAAAACAGAAGAAAGCGGAGATTGAAACGCTAAAGTCTTTCAAGTACAAAACCTATCAGCCCGAGAAAAGTAAGCCCGGACAAGCAACTCAAAGTACATTATTCGAGTGAAATGGAATGACATAATATGACACATAAAAAAACGAAGTTCTCAGGAACTGCTGCGACACGGAGGAATAAATTAACCTTCGTGTCTGCTTACGATAAGTCCGCATGTAACGTGTCAGCATCATGCAGGCATACCAAAATATCGAGAAACTGCTTTTACGAATGGATGAAGACCGACCCATACTTCAGGGAACGGATAGAGGAGCTGGATGAGGAAGTACTCGACATGGCAGAGTCAATGCTAAAGAAAAATATTCACGAGCAGAAGGAAGCAAGTATTTTCTTCTTTCTCAAAACCAAAGGTAAGCAACGTGGATACATCGAAACCATCGACAACCAGCTAACCATTAATCCATTCGAGGAATTAATGAAAACTGCAAGTCAGGTGGATGATGAATGAAAAGTATATATCTAAATTCAAAAGCTGGCAGGAGGACTGGAACCGCTTTGTCAGGGATGTTTTGAAAGCCCGGCTGGATCACGAACAGCAGGCTATTATTTCTTCGGTGCAAAGCAATCCGATGACTGCCGTAGCAAGTGGTACAGCACGAGGTAAAGACTTTGTGGCTGCTTGCGCCAGTTTATGCTTTCTTTACCTTACTCCAAAATTCTCTAAAGATGGCAGGCTGATAGAAAACACGAAGGTAGCAATGACAGCCCCGACAGGTCGGCAGGTGCTGAATATCATGGTGCCGGAAGTCAGGCGACTTTTTCGCAATGCAGGATGTTTGCCCGGGCGATTGGTAGCAGGTGACATCCGAACCAGTTACGAGGAATGGTTTCTAACCGGATTCAAGGCAGGCGACGATGCAACAGAAGCTTGGTCAGGTTTTCACGCTTCCAATACGATGTTTGTCGTAACGGAGGCATCAGGTATTACCGAAACCACTTTCAATGCCATTGAAGGTAACTTGCAGGGTAATTCACGGCTTTTGATTGTATTCAATCCGAACGTAACAACCGGTTATGCTGCAAGGGCAATGAAAGCGGAACGGTTCTCTAAATTCCGGCTGGATTCCCTCAATGCGGAGAATGTTGTTACCAAAGAAAACAGGATTCCCGGACAGGTGGACTATGCATGGGTAAAGGACAAGGTGGCGACATGGACAACTCCTATTTCAGAGGATGATTTCAACGAGGGAGAGGGTGACTTTGTATGGGAAGGTAATTTGTACCGACCAAACGACCTTTTCCGTGTGAAGGTGAGAGGGATGTTTCCCAAGGTTGCAGAAGATGTTCTTATCCCTTACGAATGGATAGAGATTGCCAACCGGAACTGGGAGATTTACATGCAGGAAACACCTGTTAATCACTCTAAGCTCATCATCGGTGCTGATGTGGCCGGAATGGGGCGTGACCGCTCGGTTCTTTGCCATCGTTACGGAAAGTTTGTGGAACGCTTTCAACTCCATCAATCCGGAGGAAAGGCTGACCACATGCACGTAACGGGAATGATTGCCCGGCATCTGAAAGATAAGCGGGTAATGGCTTTTATTGATACCATAGGTGAAGGAGCAGGCGTTTATTCCCGGCTCTTGGAGCTCGGTTTTGAAAATGCTGTTTCGTGTAAATTCTCTGAAAGTGCATCGGGACTGAACGATATAACGGGAGTTTACACCTTCCTGAACATGAAAGCCTACCTGTACTGGTGTGTTCGTGACTGGCTGGACCCAAAAAACAAAAACCATCCATGTTTGCCGCCTGATGATGAGCTGTTGGAGGAAGCTACTGAAATCAAATGGGTGTTTCAATCGAATGGCTCCATAGCTATCGAGAAGAAGGAGAACTTAGTGGAGAGGATTAAGCGCTCACCCGATAAGTTTGATGCACTGGCTAACACCTTCTATCCACACAACCATAATAACGTGCAGGATTTAAGCGGATTATTTTACTAAGATTTTAAAGTTGATGATTATGAGTGTTGATGAAATTTTTACAATGACAACCCCTGAGGAAATCATTCAGGAACTAAAGAAAGGTCGGGGTGCGGAACTTCCCGACATCAAAAAATACATTTCAGCTATTGACCCGCAAAAGCATCTTATCTTCGATGAGATAGAGCGACCAAACAAGCTGATTAAAAACGAAAACGGTGAAGTCAGAACCGAAAAGGTGGCCCGGATTGCCCTTGCACTTCAAAAGTTGATAGTAAAACGGGCGGCATCTTTTCTCTTTGGTAATCCGGTTGAATATGTCCATCAAGCAACAGCCAACGAACAGCAGAAAATTGTCTTTACGGCTTTCCAACAGATAATGAGTGATGTTAAAATCAACTCCTTAAACCGAAAGATTGCAAAGGCTCTATTCTCCTGCACTGAGATTGCCGAACTGTGGTATCCTGTCCCTTTAGAGGAAGGAGAGGAAACCCGCTATGGTATTGGTTCGTTGTATAAACTCCGGATGACAATACTCAATCCTATGAAGGGAGATGTACTTTATCCTTATTTCAACGATTACGGAGATATGGTGGCTTTCTCCCGGGAATACACCACTAAGAATGCCGGAAGAAACAAACGCTACTTTGAAACATATACGGATAACTTCATCTATAAGTTCGACATTACAGAAGGTGCTGCAACCCTTGTTGAAGGTTTCCCAAAAGAAAATCCAATCGGTAAAATACCTATCGTTTACGCTCAAACAGAAACTGCCGATTACGAGGATGTTCAGTGTATGATTGAACGCCTGGAAAAACTACTCTCTAACTTCGCTGATACGAACGATTATCACGCTTCACCTACCATCTTTGTCAAAGGTGCCATCAAAGGTTTCTCAAAGAAGGGCGAAAGCGGAAAAATCCTTGTTGGAGAAAAGGAATCAGAAGCAAACTATTTATCGTGGACACATGCTCCGGAAGCTGTGAAGTTGGAGATTTCTTCTTTGCTGGACTTAATCTATACCATCAGTCAAACTCCAAATATCGCTTTTGAGAACGTGAAATCCATCGGCACCGGAATATCCGGAAAGGCTCTTAAACTAATGTTTCTTGATGCCCATTTAAAGGTACAAGACCACATGGAGGTTTTCGATGAATACCTTCAGCGCAGAACATCGGTTGTTAAGGCTTTCATCGGTCACTTCAATACCAAATTAGCTTCAGTTGCCAAGTCAACGGATATCGAATTCATGATAACTCCTTTCATGATGGATGATGAATCCGATAAGCTGGAAGTGATAATGACAGCAACCGGAAATAAAGCTGTTATGTCGCAGAAAACAGGGGTTAAAATGGCCGGATTTGTTGCTGATGCAGAAGAAGAACTTCGGCAGATTCAGCAGGAAGAAAAGGAGCTTAACACTATTCAATCTTTCCCCATATCCGTATGATAGAAGAAGCATTGATGCAGGTTATCAGAGAGATTGTTGAGGAAAAACAATCAGCTTGTAAATATCCCACCCATGCAACTAAAAGGGATGTTTACGAAAAGGTACGGCAAGCGCTCAATACTCTTTGGGCGCAAGGCCGTATCAGGGTAGGAGATACGATTAACGACAGATGGATTGAACCCGTATGAATAAAACACAATACACCATTAAGGAGATTGGCATAAGTTACGACCGACAGCACTACCAACGCATCGAACAGTACATTTTGCAACTGCAAAAACTTTACTTGTCGGCCATCAATGAAGCTGCTACGATAGTGGAAGGAATTGTTGCCAGCCCTGCTGTTCCGTTTGCTTTTGAGAACTTTCCCAAAGCTCAGCGAAAGGTGGATTCAATCATCAATCTACTCAACGCTCAGATGTATTCTCATATCCGTGAGATGTCCCGGCAGGAATGGCTTGCTTCGAGCTTTAAAAACGACCAAATCGTCGAATTTATGTCTCAGGCAACCAAACTATCATCCGAACAGCTTTCACTCTTTAAAAGCCGGAATATGGAGGCATTGAAGGCTTTTCAGGAAAGGAAAATAAACGGACTTGGACTATCAGACCGTGTATGGAACTACTCCCGACAATTCAAAGGAGAACTGGAACTGGGCATCGACATCGCATTAGGTGAAGGACGATCTGCTGCTCAGCATAGTCGAGACTTGCGCCAGTACCTACAAAATCCGGATAAACTCTTCCGGAGAGTGAAAGACAAACACGGAATACTTCACCTCTCCAAAAATGCCCAAAAGTATAATCCCAGCCCCGGTGTCTATCGTAGTTCATACAAGAATGCCATGCGCCTCACCAGAACGGAGATTAACATGGCATATCGTGTTGCTGATTATGAAAAGTACCAACAGTTGGACTTTGTAACCGGAATTGAAATCATTCGGTCAAACCGATTCTTTAACTGTCCGGTATGTGAGTCAAAGAAAGGAAAATACCCAAAGTCATTCCGATTCATCGGCTGGCATCCGCAATGCAGGTGTCATGCGGTGCCGGTTGTTGCAAATATCTTTATTTGAGGGCTTACCTAGTTGGTTATTTGCTGGCAGGGCAGTCCTAATCGATTAGCAGATCGCTTTTTTTTGTCATCGTCAATTACACGGGTGAGCATTACACCCATAGTTTGAACAATGATTACATGCACGAGGTGCATCTTCACAATTACCTGTCATGTCTTCAACATAATCCCATCTCTCGTAATCATCGTCATTGTGTTCATCATAAGAATCGCCTTCTTCCATACTGTTTATTTTAAAAAGTTATTAAACATATTGTTTTTACTTTGAATATGCAACTGACTAACCTAATTAAATAAACAATGTGCTGTGACTGCTCTGCCTATTGTCAAAAAGCTATAAAAGCCACTGCAAAGCGTTTGATTGATAATAAACACTCACTTGCTGTGGCTTTTTTTGCTTTTTGGGCGATTAGAAGTATTGCTGTTTATTTTACAGGAATTTACCTGTTAGTTGATTTATTGATTTATAACCAACGGCGTACTTTAGTGCAATAATGCATGTAAATATTTGTGTGTACTGATTTTAGATATTCTTCCTCCAAACGAACCTGTACCTGAAAAAGAAGCGTTGATGAAACGAATACCAACAAGGTAATTGCATTAGGGAAAACGAGAAATACTCCTGCTAATGTAACAAGCATACCTAAAAAAACGGGATTTCGGGAAACAGAAAACAAACCGTTGGTTTTAAGTTCGGTTTTTGCGGAATGGTCAATCCCTACCCGCCACGAGTTACTCATTTGTACCTGAGCTACGATAATCCATAAAAGCGCAAAGTGAATGATTGCGAAACCTGTATATTTCAGAATTGATATTTCGAGCCATGTAAAGGGTGCGAAATACTGCAAACCTTCGGGGTAAAAAAGATTGACTAACGCTACAATAAAAATTAACGAGGTAATTGGGGCAGATACTTTACCTAAAAAGTCGTGTGCCGAATCGGTGTTTTTGAACACATAGGGATTAATGCCAGTTTTGCGTTTTAC